TACCACTATGTTTGCTTCTGTGACCGCGCCAGTGCTTGATACTGTTACAGTGTCGGGGCCGTTGGGTAACCAATAGTATTGATTAAAATTAACAAATTTGTCAAAATCAAACAAGCCGTTGTAGCTGTATGATTTGTTTTTAAACAAACGATCGTGATCGGCTATGTTGCCACCATAGTATTCGATCTGTTGTAACAGATCAATATAGTTGCCAAAGAACTCGGTGTCGCCCGATTTGTTCTTGATAACCACACTGGGCTCAAGTTGATAATTTTGTCTCAGTGCCGATGATTCTTTTATATAGTAGTCAGCGGATTTGGCTGTGGGCGAAAATTGACGACCGATATAACCATTGATTTTTTGAAAATTGGGATCAGATACCAACTGATCCACTGTGGCATTAAGAAACTTTTTGTTGGTATCGGTACGAAATACTTCTGGTAATAAATTTACGGTTTTGTTATTGGCCATTAAACTACTCCGGAAGTTAAAGCTAATGTTTGATTGATTTGAGCCGCTGTTACTGCGCTGATAATTTCAACATCATTGACTGTGGCCGCACTGATAATAATTTCATTGGCTTCAGAATTGATCTGATAAAGTGTACCAAAGCGAACTGCGCTATCGCTGGGAACAATAACAATGCTGGCGATGTTGGGTGTTAATGTGGTGTGTAGATATGCACTCAATTCTGAGAAATAAAATGTTTCGCCAAAGTCCCATTGTCCAATAGCAAAGTAAGTGTTGATGGCATTGATTACACTGCTCTTGACATCGTTGTCACTGATAACAATGTTGGAATTTTTAACAATTTTGAACTTGGCCTGTAGTGCAGGGTCTGCACGTAAACCAAACAAGGGCTTGAATCGAGCTGTGTTGTATATCAATGTATCACTCAATGCTTTGTAATTTTCTAACCCGCTGAACTCAATTTTCAAAGTTTCGTTGGTGGGTGCCACTGGATCTGCAACTGCGCCGCTGGTGTCTTGAATCCAGGCTGCATAGTCGGTTGCATACTGTTTGGTTAAAATATACAGGTCCATGATGTTGTTGGGACTTGGATCAATCCGTCGGTAGTTGGGACTGTTATGACGATATTGGAAGTACAACTGCTGACGGCCAGTGTATGCTGCCAAGTCTGTACGTACCTTTAGACTTCTTACACTGTTGGTGATAGACAATTCGTAGAACACTTTTTCTGAGGTAGCATAGAATACTTGTCCGCTTTCGTAGATATTGATATAAGTTTTAATATCATTCTGTGTGGCATAGCTACTGACAACAAGAGCATTGTCGTACGGTTGTGTATACAAAAACTTGTTGGGGTCATTCAACGACTGTTGATACACATACTTTGCCGAAGTATTCACCAAAGGATTCACAATATTATCAAACAGGTCAGGATTATCCGGAACGCCATCGCTGTTGCTGTCAGGGAAAGTGACCAAGATTCTACGGGTGCTTTGATACCCGTCTGGTTCAACAATGTTTTTGTACACATACCAAGTTTGATCTTCACCAATGGCCTCACGACTGTCGGGTCGATTGTTGATTTTTAATACATTGATCTGATCGTGTAGAGTCAATCCAGTTTTTGTATCGTACACTTTTACACGTTCGTCAAAATAGAAACGTGTTTCTCTCTGACTTTCAAAAATATAATCAATTCCTCGATAGTCAACTCGATAGTCAATACCGTTGTAGCTGAGTCTAATCAACCAACTGGTGTCCAATGCCTGTCCCGTGGTATCGCCAGCATGATTCAAACTAAAATCATATGAGTCCAATGCTGTGCTTAGATCAGCAGATTCAATTATTGACCAAGTTTGATCTGCATCATCATAACGTAGACCAAATGTTTTTTTGCTTTGAATATAAGTTTTTACTGTGTTGGTCAACGAGCTCAATAAATTGTTTTTAAATTGAGGAATAATTTGATCAATCACCGCCGAATCAGGCACCATTTTGCCCAGTGTGATAATGGTATCATTGATGTCCATTACACCTGCATAGATATAGGTGCGGTCACCACTCAGTGTAGGTGATCCTGTGACAATTTGATTCTGTGCATTAAAATATTTTCCAGTCCCGGCTGCGAATCTAATGATAGACCCTGCACGGACATAGCGAAGTTTATTTGATAGGCCAACATCCAATACTGCAATAGGTGTTGCACCATCTTCGCTTAGATATCCCACACTACCAGTGCTAAGTCTTTGTGTTGTGGTCCACAGTATGGTAGTATCAGGCACATATCGTGTGTATGTTTTGTAATACAGGTGTTCTAATTCTTTGGCATTTAGCAAAGGAATTATTTGATTGTAAACAATCTTTGAAATTTCTGTGGTGCTATTCCATTGAAAATTAAAACTGCCGGTGAATTGGTTTCTGTACAACCAACCGTCTTGGGCAAAAACATTGGTACTGGAATATTTGCCAGTCACATCAAGCACATCCAAGTAACGACTAACACCCGAGCTGGTTCTATTGACTGCTTTGACTTTTAGTATATTGGCGTATTGTGTGTAGGGGAACAGATTGTAATCTTCCCCGGTGATCATACGATTTTGCGTGTAATAATTCTGTGGTGCTTTGGTACGAATATCGTCAATGGTTTCTTTGGCACTGGCGTTGGCCACTGTGTAATGCAAACTTGCACGAATGGTCAGGGTTTCAGCACGGCCACTGCGACTGGCGTAAGTCAATGGTATGACTATGTTTTGCATTTCGTCCGGAGTAATCTTGTAGTTTAGGCCGTTGCTTTGACGATAGTATAATCTGAAATTGCCTTGTGGTACATTGGTAAAGGCGCCGTCACCAAACACCAGGTCAATTTGATCGTTGGTACGACTGCTGACTTGATAAAGATTCTTTTCGCCAATATTGTTGTAGATTACATTGATGCCCGATACTGATGGAACAGCTTTCCACAGAGTCTGTTCGTTGTTGAAGCTGTCCAAGGCATACAACCAAACGTCGGTGTTGTTGATATTGTCAAAATTGATGTTGACCACACGATTAGGCAAATTATCAGCAATGGTAAAATCTTGTGTGTTCAAGACACCTTGTTTGAAAGAAAGGAAAAATCCAGTATTGTTACTGCTGTTGCCCAAACTGTCACTGCAATACAATATATTAAAGTTGGCACTAGAACTGGGAGTTTGCTCGTAAATGTAACTTTGTTTTGCTGTGGTTGCACTGACTGCTTCAAAGTTCATTTGAGCACCGTTGACAGCCGTGGTAAATCTAAACACAGGAGTTTGACCCGCTGTCAGTTGCACAGTATACTCTTCGGTTTCGATACCGTTGATGTTCTGTGTGTTACCTGGTTTGCCTATAACCTGGCTAGATACAAAAGCGGCATTCAAAATTGCATCAAATTGTTCTTGCCAAGAATTATTGGCACTGTCGTTCCAGTTGATTGCTAAATTTGCAACATCTAAACCATTGCTGTCGACCACTGATTCTGTGGTACTGATGCTACTGATTTTTAGTAGTCCAGTGCTGGCAAGATTTCGTTTGGGATTGTAACTGATCAAACGAGCAAGTTTGAGAATACTGTCACGACGTTCGGCTGTGTCAATAAAATTTTCGCGAGCATTTAGGTCTGTGCGAAATGCAAGACTTTGTCCCAGGAACGCAATCAGATCAATAAGAGCAATGTATTCTGAACTTTCAATAAAGTCGTTGAAATCTTCAGGGTAGTAAGTCTTGATATAGTCAATCATGCTCTTGCGAAGAGTCTCAAAGTCGTAGCTTTGGAAATCTGCTTCGCGGAAAGTCTGGTACAAGGTTTTCCAATCCTGTTGTACCAATAAGCTAGTTTGTCTTGTTGTAATTGCCATGTTTTAACCCTGTTCTAATATTTATTTAAAATAAAATATGGGTGTTTAATTAAGCACGAGTCAGTGACTGCGATTGGTTATCAAAATTGATTGCCATGACATCCACTTGGTTTGTATCAATAAACAGCAGTTCTATTTCTATTTGAATCCCATGTTCAAACTGTGTTACTATGACATTTGTGGCACGAGTCCTTGGATCGTAAGCAACAATGCGTTTGACATCGTCGACCATTAGAGTACGTGTTTCTTCGGTCAAAGGCTCAAACATCATGTTCCATATTATGGTGCCAAAGTTTGGCTGCATGAGTTTTTCACCTTTTTTGACATTGAAGTTGTTGTACAGGTCTTGTTTGATCAGTTCGTGATCAGTTAGCCTGAACTTCTTTGTTCGATTGTATGTGCTGAAACCTTTGTATAATGTGGCCATAACTGTATTTACCCTCTACTCAATGGTGTTTGAATGTGCGGAGGATCTTTGGGGTTCAACCACTGTAGGCCGTACTTGGCCAGCAATCCCAAACTGTTCAGTCTTGACAGTTGTTCTGCTGGGCAATCCATGGCAAAGCCACGGCCGTGTTGTCCCGGAGATTTCAATGGCATACTGATACGACCATATCTGGTATTGACTGTGTTTTTACCGGAGCCGCCGCCCTCAACCCAGGCATTATACAGTTTGGTTTGATCGTCTGCTGTGCGTAGACTACTGTTACAGATCAGTTTTTGACCAGTTTTTTCTTTGTATTCTTTGGCAGCACCCAATACCATTGCACGGAAATTTTTATCACATTGATTAAAACGTTCCAGAGTTCCTGACCCAGTGTTGCCAGCGGCAGCTGGAGTAAACTGTATGACATCTGTGGGATTGATGTTTTGTGCGGCTGCGGCTGCGGCAGCAGGTGTCAATGCCTGTGTACTGGCTAGACCAGTACTGCGTGTGGCCAGCCCACCGTTGAAACTGGCTGTTGTGCCGCCGCCGTTGAGTGCTAGAATATCTATGGCATATCTACCTCGATTGTAATAAGTTGCGCCATCTGTTCCATTGGCATCTCCACCCACTGCACTGTAACGCCATTTTCTTGCGCCGCCTGCGCCCAACAGGTGTGCCACACATATCATGCCAGCCACCGTACACAGATCATCATCGGCATTTATGCCATATTTGCCATCACTTCTTGCAGTCAATGCTTTGTAGTTGGCTGTCATCAAATCAAACATGACTTTTTCTTGTACCGCTTTGTTGCTCAGATAATCAGTATCACTATTGATATCTTCTTTGCCGTACCAAGCATCAGCATAACGCACTGCCTGTGTTTTGTATTTTGTATAATAATCAGCTTTCATGTATTTTAAGTCTGTAAATGCGGCAGCACCAAGCTGATAGCGTCCTACATAATTGCCATTGGCAGCTTCACGAATGTCATAATTGTAACGACTTTCACTGTAGGCCATTTGAGCCATGACACATTTGACTTGATACTGACTCAATGGACCTATTGCACCAGGTGGATTGGGTGCATCATCTCTACGTACCCACTCTGGGGGGACCGGTTTGGTCACTGGCCTTTTTTCAGCGTCTGCTGGTCCTGGATCTGCGGCTGCGGTGCTGGTTCTCACTGGCTGTCCACTGCCGTCAGTGACTGCTTGACCGTTGCCGTCCTTGACCACACTGCCCTTGGGCACACAATTGATTGGTCCAATGTACTGTGCAGGTGCGCCACCCTCGGCCACACTGTCAGGTCCTTGATTGCCGTTGGGGCTCAGTCCAGTGCCTTGGCCAACACCGGTTTGTCTGGTCCATGGTTCATGTGCTGGTGCCACTGTCACAATGCTATCTAATGTATTGGGTACAGATTCCCAAGCCGATGTTGGGTTGAGTTGGCTGCTATCATTGTGTACATAAGTTTTCATTTTACCAGGTGCATTGACTGACACGCCGCCACCGCTGTTGAGCTTGATTTGTGAGCCCACACAGTACAGTACTCCATCGGCAGTAAAAGTACCTTTGCCGCTGGCCGACAGGTGAATGTCTGCATCACTGCCAATGTTCATGCCGCCAGCAAACAGTGTGGTTTTGCCAATAGAACGCATGGTCAATGCATTGGTTTCTGCTGTGATAGCCGTGGCTGCTTTGATGTTTATTGAGTCATCGGCATTGATATTGATACTCTTGTCGCTGTGCAAATTCAAATCGCCTTGTGTGCGAATGTTCAGGCCACCAGCACTGAATACGTGCATTTGACCATTTTCGGCAAATTCTAGCCACACACTGCCTTCACTGTTGGCAATGTACATGACCTTGTTGCTGTCACTCATCAGTATCTGGTGACCGCTGGCTGAGCGCAATCTTACTAGACTGTCGACACCCAATATATCGCCATCGTCCATGACAAATTGATGTCCACCTTGGCGAGCACCTGTGGGTAGGTCGTCTTTGGTCAGTGTTCCTTCTTCAAGTTTGTTTTGAAAATTTTGATCTGTGGCCGGATCGTTCACAAAGCGTCCGGGTGTGCTGATACCAAATACTGTACTAGGACTTTCACGTTGACTACTGGAAGTGATTGCACCACGCACCTTGTCTTTGTCAAGCCCTTGTGTTAGCAGTCTGTTGTATTGTGCTTCGTGTACCGGTTTGGGATTATTATAGAAAATATCATTAACCGAACCCGGTGCATTTTCGTTGAACTCAGTAACTGGTACCACACTAGCACCAGACTTGATAGATGCTTTGACATCTGCTGTGGTGGTGTCTGTGTCTATGTTGTTGCCTGCAGCCAAACCCGGAGTCATGTATGTGCTGACTACGCCGGGCACACAGGCGAACCAAAATCCGCGATCAGGATCACCGTTGACAAAGGTACACAGCACCTGATTGTCCAGATCCGGTGGTACTGCCCACATGCCGTAGGTGTGTAGTGCCACGTCCCATTTGTTGGCGGTGTTGTTGGCATTGGCTGGACTAAGAGCAGTACTTCCAAAGAACGGGCTGGCATAACTGACTGTGCGCCAAGTTTTAGAATCGTTTTCTTGACCGCCCAGATCTGGAATCCAAACTTGTAGTCGGCCTGAACGTGCAGGATCTAAATTGTTTTTTACAATGCCCACAAACACCGCGGTGTCTAACTTGACTCCAGTAGCAGAGTCACGATCAGCCCACTTGGGTAATTTGTTGCCTACTCGATTATTGCTTGCCATTTATATTGAATCCTTATCCATTGGGTAGTAGTTTTTCTTTGTATCCTTGATAGAGGGTGTCCCAACTTGCTTTCAAACTGGTCAGTGCGCCCACATCAGCATCCACTGATCTTGCTATTTCTCTGTTCCATTGCTCATCTCCCCAACCGGCCGCATTAATAATTTTTTCGCCGCTGGGTAAAACTATTTTGACATAGATGCGTCCAAATCCTCTGGCTGCGGTTAGCGTTGCTCCGGCAAATGTATCTGTGAGTGTTGTGGGAGGTTCTGGCGGCGGTGGCACAGGCGGAGCTGCCGCAGTAGCATCACTGGTACTGTCTTTGGCTGTGCTATTGTCAGCCTGCACCTCTGTTACATTTCTAGTTTCTCCATTGACTGCCACTGCTTCAAGTTTGGATACTTGAGCGTTGTCAACCTCGTTGATTTTGGCTTTGTTTACTTCGCTGGGACTCATCACAGGTTGCTCAAGTTTCTTTGCAGGAGCCTCAGCTTTTGCAACAGGTCTGGCATTTAATTTATTTTTATCTTGTGTATCTGTGCGCTCTACTAGAGATTTGGCCTTGTTGGAGTCGGTCACAGGATCTGGATATCTGATGGTTTCTAAGTTTTGTTCAAAGCGACCGCCCCGAAATTCGCTACTGACTTTGATAATCTTGTAGATACCGCTGAAATTACTGTTGAGATATTTTTGATCAGTACGCAAACCACCAGTGGCAGTATCCATGTCCACCGGTGTTTTAAAACTTATACGAGCAAAAATGTCTCCACGATCAGTCAAAATACTACCACTGGGTGTATGTGTGGCTTCCAAGTCGGGGTAATCTGCATTGCCGGGACTATGATAGATATCGTCTTGTTTGATAAAATCTGGGTCACCGATGATCTTTAATTTGGCATTTAACATTTCTCCGCGAGGAGTACTGTACAAACTCTGCATGACATCGGCAGCAATCTGAATACTGCTGTTCTGTCCACTGTTGAATCCAACGTTTCGTTGATCGCCAGTGGTTATTTGAGTCTGTGTTGGCTGAACAGTATCTGTACGTTGTTTGGGCAATTGGCTAAGATAAGACTTGACAGTGCCAGTACCACCGTTTTCAGCATCTTGTGCGTCACTCAAGGCTTCAAGATTCTTTGAAAACACATTGACAGCATTGAAATACAGTGCATCAAAGTCAATGGCAAAATCTATGATATCACTATTGTGTCCAGTGTAGATATAGTTGTATTCTTTACGAAGACTGCGCTGTATTTGTTCATCAGTGGATATTGGTGCCAGCGGATGCTTGCCGTTGTGTGCTGTGTATGCAATTATCTTAAAAGTCACTTCGTGACTGTACTGGTTCTTAATAAAATCAAAGTCTTTGAGCAGTATGTGCGGGACCACTTTGAACCATTTCATTGGATTGCCATCCGAGTCCACTTTGTCTTTGTCTTTGATTTGATCTGTTATATAGGTGCTGTTACGCATGACCAAGTTTATGACATCTAATATGCTGGTACCAGCATTGACATTGAACTTTTCTTTGGTCAAGTCCATGCCTGATGCTGTTGCAGAGTTGCGGCCGGCGCCGGTGTTGTTGGCTGCTACGGCCTTGCTGACTTCTTTGCTATTATCCGTGTTGGTCATTGCAGTATTTGAAGAAGAATTTTTCTTCTCATACACTATTGCAGATTTTGATATTTCTGGATCAATTTCAAATTTAATTTTTGTAGGATGCTCTATGGATTTGTTGTCAACAAGATACTGTTGGTAAGCGTTGTATGCACCATTATAACTTTTGACTTCGTAGGGCTTTGCTATCAGAGCCTGTTCTCCTGATTGTGGACCTGCTGTTTTTAATCCCAATCTACGGCTTTCGGCATCACTTTCATTTGCTAATTTTTGAGAATTTTTATTTAAATTTTCTTTTCGCTGAGCATTTTCTTTGGCCTGATTGATCAAATTTGCTTCGTCAGAATCATTTTGAAAAAAGTCTTGGACTGTTTTTGCTGTGATTTCAAAGTTGGCCGGAGTGCTGGCAATGACCTGACTGAATGCTTCGTGATTGTAGGGTATGGCCCTGCAGGCATAGCTAGTGCCTGTGGCTCCCACTTTCATTTTCATATCAATCAGTTTAACCGGAATATACTTGGTAATATTTGGAATTGGATGTACTATGTCTCCGGCTTCGTCGTTGCCAAAGAAATCAATTTGTAACACATAAGGATTGGCCAAGTAGTTTGGTATTTGTAGTTCCACTGCCATCTCCAGCAGGCGGTTCAGTAATGTTAATCCGTAGGGTTCAATCAAGTTAAAGTTGATGTTGATCACATTGGAACTTTTGCCTTGTGCAGTTAGACCAATGATGGTCTCCATGGTCAGACCATCAAAGTAAAAATCATCTGCAAACTGTGCAGGTCTTTTGAATGTTTTGCTGCCGTATCTGCCGGCACTGCTGATCAGAGTCTTTGCGCTGGGCAACCAGGCTTTGCCGTTGGCCATGTCGTTATATGATTGTGCCGACAGCAGGTGCAGTGTTATACCATAGGTATAGGTGGCATAACGGTGCAGAGGATTGTTGGTTATGGTTGATGCTGTTTTCTTTTGTGTGCCCGATGCATCAACTTTTTGTGTGGCTGAGACTGCCGATTTAGGAGGGGGTTGACTGGTGACTGGAGCAGGCTGTCGTTTTGGCGTATTACGATCTTCTTCACCGGACGTTGGCACATTCTTGTTGGCTGCAATTTCTTCTGCAGTCAATGGCTTGGCGTCTGGATTGCCACCAGCGTTGGTACCAGTGCCATCACTACTGCCCCGACTGAAGGGCACACCATCGGCCGCGGTTTGTGCGCTGGCGGCTTCTAATGGTGGTGGTGGGAGAGGTGCTGGTGGTGGGGGAGGTGCTGGTGGCGTATATTCGCTGACAGCCTGTTGTTGTAAACCAGGCAATCCCAGTTGTGCGTCACGGCTGAGTGTTGTGAGTTCATCGGCCAACGCTGTGTTGCCGTCGCTGGTTGCTTTGTCTTTAAGATTGGCTAGGCCATCTAATACACCGTTGACTGAGCTTGCTCGAAATAACTGGCTGCCATCTGGCTTGGTGACAGTAAAATAGACCTTGCCAACTAGTGATTCAAACTTGGCAGTTATAGTGTAGCCAGCAATAACAGTAGATGCCATAGGTTATAGCCCCAAGTCTTGTTCTAACGTGGTCTGCTTGGGAATATAAATTGTTATGCCTGACACAAAATCAAATATGGGATCTCGTATGACATCAGGATTACGGGCCGCAAACACCCACCATAGGCTGCTGTCGCCGTATAGGTCATAGGCCAACAGGTCTGGACGATTTTGATACACTTTGTCTATGGTGTAGTAAACATCATCTACCTGTTTGTTAATGGTACGAAAATCTAGGACATCTAAAAAATTACCGTACAGACCAGTGCCATAGTATGCACTTTTCTTTGAATAGGTCACAGCCATTACAGGAACCCTCCTTGGCCTTCGGCCCCACTGATCAACAGGTCACCATTGGCAAACTTGTCAAGATTAAACGACTGATGTATCATACGACGACTGTAAACTGGTTGCAGAGTAATGGCCAAGGTGCTGGTAGTGGGCACACGAGTTTTGCCCACACTGCTCTTGACCATTTCTTGTTGACGCAGATAGCTTTGAGAAATTTCAACATAGTCCACATCTGCTGGCATGGTGTGTTGAAAACTGGTCAACACACAGGGCACATTGGGAAAATAGTATTTGCCGTAGCCGTTCAAAAACACCATGGGCGGTGGACTGCCCGAAGGAGTGTGTGTGTCTTGATTGCCAAAGAACATCTTGGTACAACTTCTAAAAAAGCTGATGACTGCTAATAGGTACTGACCTTCCGTGGGCGTTTGTACCGTGAACTCACCTGAGATGTTGATTGAGGACACATCCGAACCTTCGTAAAAATAACTGGCATAGTTACTGTGTGTCAGCTTCTGTTCAGCATATCGTGCCGCGTGTGTTACACTGATCTGCGGAGTATAAGGAAATATTGCTCCACCGGTGTCTTTTAATCGAGACATTATACCGGCGTTACTGCTTTTGTAAAATATAGTGCTGTTGGGTGCAAGGCTTACCTTGACACGCCAATCTTCACTGGGACCATCGCTTTGTACGCCACCCTGAGAATCCACCGATACCGGCACATCCTTTTCAGCATAGTCTTCTTTCCGGCAACTGAGTCCACCAGGATTCAGGCCAGCATTGCCCAAGCGCAACTGCTTGGGATCAAAGCTGTAAAGACTGGGTTGTTCCGGAGGGTTTGGAACTGCCTTGAGCATTCGTGCCCGAATAAAGGGATCATTGGCATCCGCACCTCCCAGCCATTTTTGCTGTTCTGGCGAAAGTGGTGCTGGTGGGCCCATTGTGTCGGTGTTGACTGCCATAAATATTTTTCCTATCTTTTAATATTTATCGATACCAAAATAGCATCATATAATCGGTTGACAACTCCGTTGTATTTCTGCTACTATACTGCAACTATAAAGGATTCATCAGTGAAAGCTAACTATCTTAACAACAAAGATATTCTCAAAGAAATACATAAAAGCAAGACCACCTACTGCACATACACCAAACCAGAATTTGCAGATTATGATATTATTCTTACTGATGTCAAACAGATCAACAAAAAGAATATCTTGCAGGCACGCCGTAATCGTGCAGAACGACTGGCCAAACTGGCGCATGAAGCTGCCACAGCCGACGGTACCAAACGCAAACTAGACGAGTTTGAAATCAAGTATACTAAAATACCCGAAACTGAAGTGGTGTTTCGTGTGATGACTTGGGATCACATTCCCGTGGATGATGTCAAAACACGCAGAGCTGCCGAAAAACTAGCCGAAGAAGAAGGCCCTCCTACCACAGAATATGATGATGACGGAATTGAAATTCCGGCACCAGCCAAGTATGTCAAATGCAATTTTCCTCCGTTCAATCACTATATGGTACAAGAAGATGGTACCACAGTTTGTGTAGGCAAAAGCCACTGGCGTGGTGACCTGGACTCAGGAGAGTTCTCCAAAGATCACGGAGCAATGACCAAGAAACTGGCTCATATGTTCATGAAACTGTGTGAGCGTTATGCCACCCGATCAAACTGGAGAGGATACACCTACAATGACGAAATGCGAAGCCAAGCACTCTTGCAACTCAGCCAAATCGGACTGCAATTTGACGAGTCCAAATCGCAGAACCCTTTTGCGTATTATACTGCCGCTATCACTAATAGCTTTACTCGTGTCCTAAATATTGAAAAGCGTAATCAAAACCTGCGTGATGATATTTTAGAAATGAATGGCCTCAACCCCAGTTACACTCGTCAAGGCATGAGCAGTGGGTCGTGGGCCGGCGGCAGCGATGGCAGCTTTGGTGATGACTAAGCCGCGCATACTGTTTGCAGGCTGTTCACACGTCGGCGATTCTGGATTTACAGAGGAAAATCAAAAATTATATCATTGGCCACAACTGTTGGTCAATGAATATGATTGCAATTTTAAAAATATTGCCATTGGCGGTATGAGCAACGATGAAATATTTGTTAGAACTATTGAAGCAGTTTTAGAAGACAAATACGATCTTGTGATTGTCATGTGGAGCGACATGTTACGAAACTGGATTTACTTTTCTGACCACAATATAGACGATTTTACCGTCATCAACAAAAATGGAGCTTTTGGGTTCAATTGTCCAAATAGAGATGCTGAGCTTTACTCAAAATTGCAATTTACATTGTTTCAAAATTGCTACATAAATTTGAAAAAATGGTTACTGTTGACCATGACACTTGATGCATTTTTCACTGCACGGAATCAAAAATTTATTTTTATTAAAGGATTTGATAATTATGTATCTGATTTTGTAAGAATCAACTACCAAGAAAGTGTAGGATTTACTGATGCCTCGGATAATCTCAAACAAATACTAGATTTTGATCAACGCCCAGATTATTATATAAATTCTAAAATTTCAAAGATCAAACAAATAATAAACAATATCAACCAATCAAATTGGATCAACTTTGAATATTTTTCGTTTGTGTCATCCATGAGCGATATTGCAGATGACGGGTGTCATGCCGGAATTGAAACAAATCAACGTATGTTTGATATGATCGTCAAACACATTGATTCTAAAAAATATTTGACTTTGTTGTACAATCAGTGTAAACTGTACGGATGACTAATCTATTCCGCAAGGTTGCTATATGCACCGATATTCACTTTGGGTTGAAATCAAACAGTGTTCAACACAACGAAGACTGTTTAAAATTCATCAAGTGGTTTAGCAACAAGGCTCAAGAAGAAGGTTGCGAAACAGCCATGTTCCTTGGTGATTGGCACAACAATCGTGCCAGCATCAACATTTTAACCCTAGGATACAGTCTTAGGGCCTTGGAGCACCTTAATGCTAACTTTAAAAATGTTTATTTTATTCCTGGTAATCACGACTTGTACTATCGAGATCGTCGAGATGTCCAGAGTGTGGAATGGGCCCGCCATCTTCCGAATGTTACTATATGTAATGATTGGTTCAGTGATGGCAATGTTGTTATAGCACCTTGGCTGTGCGGAGATGATTATAAACGGATCCCTAACCTAAAAGGCCAATACATGTTTGGGCATTTTGAATTGCCCAACTTTTATATGAATGCCATGGTACAGATGCCAGATCACGGTGAGGTCAAAAACGATCACTTTCAGAATTTTGATCATGTATTCACCGGACACTTTCATAAACGACAAACAGCAAAAAATATTACCTACATTGGCAACTGTTTCCCGCACAACTATGCCGATGCCGGCGACGATGAACGTGGCATGATGATCATGGAGTGGGGACAGCAGCCTGAATATCATGCCTGGCCCGAACAACCCAGATATCGTGTGTATCAACTCAGCGACCTGCTGAACAATACTGATGCCATGCTGTCTGCTGGTATGCACGTTCGTGTGAATTTAGATGTTGACATCAGTTACGAAGAAGCCACTTTTATCAAAGAAACATTTGCAGGCACATACAATCTGCGTGAGATCACCTTGATCCCGCAAAAATCCGTGGGCGAAGATATCACATTTGATACGCAGGGCAATATCATGTTTGAAAGTGTAGATACCATTGTCACCAATCAGTTGACCAATATTGACAGCAAACAGTATGATCCACACCTGTTGTTGGACATCTACCGAAACTTATAATGTTGAATCAGTATGTTTAAAATAAAAACCCTGGCAGTCAAAAACTTTATGAGTGTGGGCAATTCCACGCAGGCCGTCAAATTTGATCGACGCGATCTTACCCTGGTATTGGGTCAAAACCTAGACCTAGGCGGCGACGATACCGGTGCACGTAATGGTACTGGCAAAACCACCATTATCAATGCACTCAGCTATGCCTTGTACGGCAGTGCATTGACCAATATCAAAAAAGACAATCTGATCAACAAGACCAACGGCAAAGGCATGTTGGTCACTATTGAGTTTGAAAACAACGGTACAGAGTACAAGATCGAACGTGGACGCAAACCCAATACCATGGCGTTTTACATCAGCGGACAAGAACAAGAAATAGCCGATGAAAGCCAAGGCGATTCAAGAGAAACGCAGGCCGCCATAGAACGTATGCTGGGCATGAGTCACGAAATGTTCAAACACATTGTGGCTCTCAACACTTATACCGAACCATTCCTTAGCCTAAAGGCCAATGATCAACGTGCCATCATCGAGCAGTTGTTGGGCATCACCATGCTCAGTGAAAAAGCCGATGCACTCAAAGAGCAGGCCAAGGCCACCAAGGAAGCCATAACAGAAGAAGAATATCGTATCAAAGCGGTAGGAGATGCCAATGCTCGTATACAAGAACAAATTGCAAATTTGATACGTAGACAAGGGCTCTGGCAGACCAAACACGCAGAAGATGTTGCAGGTCTACAGTCGGCCTATGACGAACTGGCCAAGTTGGACATTGAAGCAGAATTGGTTGCACATCAAAATCTAACCAAACACAGTCAACTGTTAAAAGATCGCGCAGACGTTGAAAAAGCACTGGCCAGAGCCAGAACAG